GTATTAAGTCGAACCGATTAAGCTCGACGAGCAATAATACTATTTCACTTCGGGTCTTTATCGCCTTTGTGACTTCTCTTATCCTTTCGGTTTCGTCCGTCCACTTCGGTTCGCTGTCCAAGTTTCTCCTCCAATGCAGCAGATACCAGCTGGTTTACTACTATGTCTTGTAAAACGTGTAACGCGTTTAAGGGGTCAATGTTCCCTGTAAAGTTAGCTTCTTTGGTTTCGGGATTGAACACAAACGAAAACAAAATTACACCCATTACCTTCCTCCTTAACGGACTTAACGAGATATTATACGTTAACTTTCGCCTCTAAAACTTCCAATCTGTGGAGTATTTTTTGTAGCACGCTGAGGCTAAAGCCATGTAAGGCACCCATATCTACATATTTCGACTCGCCATCTTCCCCCGTAATAACTACTCCGGGTGGGAGAGTTTCCGAGTCTAGGATATGTTCTTCCGATTTTCCTTTCGCCTTTAGAGTCTTATGACCAATTCTTTTTAGGAGAGCGAAATCGTCGTAAGCTTGATAACTATGAACCGTTCCGTCTGAGGCATAGAGGTACTTAGAAACTACTTGGCTCCATGCCTTAGAAGTATATCCTAAAGGATACACTTCATGATTTGCTGGAGCCATTCCGTACCACACCCTAGTGTAGTAAGAGCTTCCCGGCATGAGATCTATATATCGCCCTGCACCAATAGCTGTGCTCCCCGTTGACGTTGCCATAGAAAGATTAGTTTGGTCGGCTGCACCTCCGGCTGATAAGGATATACCTCCAGTACCAGTAAGAGCGAGAGTGCCGTTCATTGCTCCGATTTGGACTGAACCTAATAAACTGTATATTTGTATAATTCGAGCGAGATAGTCTGTTCCGTATGAACAAGCTACATATCCTACGTATTCGTTATATCTATTGTAGAACCTCAATTCCTCACCGGCTGATCCACTCGATTTACGATAGATTTTAATTCCATCGTCGCCTATAATAACGTCCCCACCAGCTACGTCAACGTTTCCGAGGTGAGCCGTTATGGCTGATAATTCTACCACGTTTATCTTTAAGGCAGTTAAAACACCCGTTGAGATTTTTTCCGAAGTGAACATTTCTGCGTTGATATGCACTGCATCAATCTGGTCAGCTTGGATATGCCGCGCTACGATAGCCTCGGTATGGATATGACCTTCTAGGACAGCGCTAGTTGCAATTTTCGCTGCAGAGACGGCTTCATCAGCTAGTTTCAAATCGTTAACGAGTCCGTCCACAACCTTATCTCTGTTGATTAGAATATCTTGAGCAAAAGGTGTTCCCGCGTAAGCGAGTTGGTCTGTCGTTGTGGCTTCAGATATAACCGCAGCCAGAACCCTATCCGCACCGACAGTTTCAGAGAAGGTAGCTGTGTTCTGAAGGGTTGAATTTCCTTGGATGACGTAGAGGTACCGAGTTCCCGTAAAGGTTAATGAACCCGCATTGAAGTTCCATTCTGAACCATCGGAGAAAGTCACAGAACCAGCAGTCCACGTAACTTTATTATAAGCAGTAGGCGTAATTTCAATATCTACGACTCGCGCCATATATCCTAAAGGAGGAGTATAAACTTTCGAAGACATACCTTGTGCAGCTAAGCCCCCGAGAGATTCTAGCTTCTCCGAAAGGTCATCTGGATGGCCTGATCGGATTGCTCCTGGGTAGGTTAAAATCATCCTAGTAAGTCGTTCTGGCTCCCGATAGATAGATTCAGAAACGTACATCGGTTGTGCTGTTATATTTTCATGGGTGCATGTAACGTAAACTTTGAATCCAGGCCTTATCGAATAATGACTCCCTCCATATAGTACGTAAGGGAAACTAGCGAATTGTACTTCGGCTTTAGAAACTACGTTCTTCAATCGTTCGTAGTGGGCTGTAGCGATAGTCAGGAGCTCTGCCTCAGTAGTCGTAGCGTATACATATACAGGTACCTCTCGGACGTACTTCCAAGTGTCCTCGTCATCGGAGAAACCATCTCCGTTGGTATCTACACCTTTTGCAGTATAGGTAATATTCTCTCCAGCCGCGTTAGTGCCATAAGCAGTAACTCGGGTAGCCATTTCTTCTGGCTGCTCTTGGAAGGAATACTCAGCGCGCATACTCACTTCAGTATCAGTTCTCTTTCCGAGGCCAAACTTGATCCAGAGAGCAGTTGGTAGTTCGTACCCTACTGGGCGATAAACGAAAGTTCTCTCGGGTTGGACGTAGAAAGTATATCCGTAACCTCCTGAGGTAAGTTCTTCTTCTAAGGCTAGCTCACGCAAAGCGTCAATAACTCGACTATTCGTCTTTGCAAATTCACGAACGACCGTTTCGCTACTTTGTGAAGCGGTTACACTCCAGTACCAGGTCGCAGGTGGTGAATGGCCTTGAAGTAAGCTTTGTACTAAGGCTGACCTCGTCATGGCTGTAGTATTGTCGAGCAAGATACGACTATTCACGGCTAGCTGTAAAGTATCATATGCGCGGATACGTAAGTACTTCCCTTGCGCTTCCGAGATTCTTTGTTCGCAACTGAATACCCTTCCTTGGAAGATAATAGCGTTAGTTGGTCCGTACACGACTCGTATCAACCGTAAGTCTTTATAGATAGCTCTCTTCGAGCCACTCGGATCGGCTACGTCAAAGGTTAAACGAGCCGGGCAATGTAACGCGTCTCGCCATTCAAAGTTTAACCATCTCGTTTCGATAGTCCAGCGGCTATCGTCTGAGAAGTAGTAGATAGTACTTTTTTGCGACATTACGGACTCACTCTAGAATATACTAACAACTCAAGGTTGAAATTATAAAACTCTTGACCAGAAGGCAATTCTAGATTCAAGGTCTTAAATAGCACCTTATATACTTCACCTAACCAAGTGGTGAACTCTACTAATCCAGTTCCTTCGTCCCAGTTAGCTGACTTCCACCATTCTTCGACTGCGGTTTCAAGGTCAGCAGCACTAGGGAAGTATCCCATTAGAGCGTCATCGTATTCATTATCTGGTCCGATGAATCCAGTTACGCCTATGACTCTATTGCACATCCCTAAGTCGATAGCGAACAATTCTGGTTCGGGGCTAGTCTCATATTTAGGAATCTGAGTAGCAAGAGGCGCCCTCGTCCAAGCTCGAGTAATTTTTTCGGCCTTGAGTAAGTACGTAGTAAGGTCTCCGTCGAATAGTTTTGCAACACTCCAATCAGCCATTTATGATAATGCACTCCTTATTGCGTCTTTGACTTCGTCTTCCCAAGTATATACTGGAACATTATGCGACAAGTCGCTCTGGTGGATATTAATGTTCGTGGTAATATTCACAACTTGCTGTCTAGTGCCTCCACCGACCGAGGGTACTAAAAGGTTCGGTTGGAAGAAATTCCGAACGGAAGGTGGCATTCCAGCCATTCCACGTGCAGGATTAACTACTACCTCGCCTGGATGCAATAAACCCATTATCGGATGCGAGGCAGTAACTACCCCTCCAGTCTGAAACGGGAACCATGGAAGCTTACTTCGTATCCACTCAAGAGCTCCCTGGATGGTTTGTAAGATCGCTCCGAAAGCCTTAACTGCCATAGCGATGAGTATTACGGGCCCCATAATCATACCCAAGAGAGTGACTATCGTCCAAATCACTGGCACGAGCAGAGTCTCGATAGCGGGCAGGTTATCTTCTAGTACTTGAGCCACAATCTCACTCATCCTAATGAAAGTAGGCAAGTGTGATAGGAGCATCCTGATAAGCGGCATGAATATGATTACCATCGGTAGGAGTATGATATCAAGAAATACTCCGAATACTTGAAAGAACGTACCCATTAAAGTACGGAATACTTTACTTAGCGACCAGATTGCGATTACTACACCTGCAACGATCGCTACCGTAGTTGCGATTCCGCTCGCTGCAGAGGCGATCTGGCCGAAACCTTGCTTCATTTGGAGGAAACCTTTTTCGCCTTGTCCCGTGAAAACTTTCCCTAGGCCAGCCCCTACGTTCCCGAATCCTGAAAGAATATCTTTTGCATGACCACGCAGGCCAGCCACCATATTGACGAAACCTCTACCGATACCAACTGCGGTAGCTGCTAACTGAGGACCTAGTCCCGGAATGTACCTAAGGAAAGGAGCGTAGATACGAGACATACGATAAAATTCATCCGCGAACTTCGCAATTCTGTGAGGCTCCATTCTACGGATATCTTTTTCGATCTCCTCAACAGGTTTCGGAGTAGGAGAAGGTACGCCCGGTTCAGAAGCTCGACCTACGTTAACCGTTACCGGAATATTAATTGTATAGCCTTCACCACCGCCTACCAAGGTGTCCTCCTATGTTAGGTCTTTTCAAACTACTCAGTTCCTGGTCGATAGATTTCTTTTCGAGTTTAGCCAATTCCTCGACAATAACACCTATCCTCATTACGTCATCTTCAGACATCCTTCTTAACTCTTCTACCCGATATCCATAATTCACAAGTTTAACTTCCAGGATCTCCAGAGCTATCGGGTCCTGTTCCCCCCTGAGGGCTCTCTGAATTCTCTGCCGGAAAAAAGGACATCTCTTCGCCTCCTGGAGCCGGAACTAATTTTGCTAGGGCTTGTCCGAACTCAGGAGTTAACTTAGTTAAGGTAATAGCGCTAATCGGTACTTCCGGAGGAGATTCGACGACGATATCGAGTAACATGTCTCTGTAGTACTTGTACATGTCGAACTTGAATGAACCGTCTTTGCCGAAGGTCACGCAAGCATTCATCACTTTACTAACTGTAGCCCAAGTCGGACTCTTTACCTTAAACTTATACTCCTTCTCACCGAAAGCAATAATAACTTCCTTAGTACTATCTGGGACAAATATCTCTGGCATAACTAAAAACCTCCTTTAGAATGACTCACTTGTTTTAACTGTTACGGTAGGATACCTACCAAGGATCTCTAACTCTGCGGTTACGAGCGGATCGCCTACGAGATCGTGCTTGCCTCGACGAATGAAGCAACCGTGATTCGGACAAGAAGGATCACCCGTCGGAAGGGTGATTTCAACGTAGTCGTCTGTTTCTCGTTCCATCTTCCACTTGACTTGGAAGCCTTGTAGGACGTCACTATAAACTCCTACTTGCATAATCTCTTCAAAGAGTTTCGTATCTTCGATATCGATCTTGCACGTCATGGAATACTCTCGACGCCCTTCAATTATCTCACTAGGAACGAACTCATTCCCATCCTTCCAGTAGTACCGGCCTTCCACGTTGTTGTTTATCTCGAGAGTGAACCCTCGTACTCGAGCGAAGACAGTATCGTTTAGAGTTAAGGTTCCACCGTGGAAGAAGAACGGCTCGATACACGGCCACGTGACAGATTCGTCACCGACGGCTGCATTGTACTTCGGTATGCCGGATACGTTGTGCTGTATGTCTCTGAAGACGACATCCTCAAGAGTAATCTTCGCAGGTTCGCCTTCTTCACAGTTCAAAGTGAACCGGCCAACCTTCCCACCGGTATATCTTCGGATTAGCAACGAATCACCAGCAATATCCCAGTACTGGGCTGTCAAGGTGATTGAAGGCAACCGACCAGC